CTCTATGTAGTCCAAGTTGTTGCATATAAAAATTGATTCATCACCTTTCGGGTCTGGTAATGAACTCATTGACTTCGGTGTTTTTCTTGTCGATTCCGTTGTGCTTGTATCTGGGTGTCCTACCGAAATATTCCAGTTTGCCCTAGCCCTTCCTGTGTCAACAGGAGTTTTACGAACAATAGAACTATACAAAGCAAAAGCGTATGTCTTTTGTACTTCTCTGATTTCGACACCTTTTTTCTTTGCGTATTTTGTCAAATCAATAGACCAGCGTGCCATACTTACCTTGCCTGTATCGTGTAAAAAATATCTGTTGTTCCGTCTGGGTTCATTGGAACAGCGTTTACAACAACAAAAGATTTTCCAACAAAAGTTATATTGTCATTACTTTTCGGTTGTCCGTTCAATGAAGCCATAAACTGAACATCACCCATTCTGATATTAGTTCCGTCTATGTTTCTCTGGTCGTAATTCCTTTGAATTGCAACCCCAGATATTGTTTCACCACTATCTTCGTATTTATTTGTTTCCTTGTTGTATTCAGCTTTTCCAGAGCGTTTAATCGTAATTGGCGAGCCATATTTTTTGATTTTGGTATAAGCCTTGTCAGCATATTTCTGATAGTTCATACCCTAGCCACCTTTCCGCTTATTACCTTATTCTGTGAGCTTTCCTTAAAAAGTCCACGTAACAATGTATTGATTGAATCGTAGAGTGTCGTTTGTGTTGTTTTTTCGGATTTATCGCTTTTTGAATAAGTAAACGAAAGAGTTGTAATTGTTTCAGAAACAACATCTCCGGTTTCGTTTTTAGTCTGGAATAATTCTGTTCCGCTGGAAGTTGAGCCGCTTCACATACTGCTTTTTTAAGACAGTAAGGAACTCCGATAACGAGCATCCCCTCATAATCTGTGAGATTTACTCTTGGGAATCGGAGCGACTGTTCCGTTGTAGCCTTTTTTCCGTACCACTGATATATATTGTCTATAAAATCTGTGGCACGAATCAAAGACTGCTCTTTCTGTTCAACAGTCAGAGCTCCCCACCCAGAAACACCACGAGCAGAAAAATAATCGTCTGCAAACTCAATGCTTACATAAGAATCTGCGTTTGGAAGTCCTGTTCCGTTCTCAACTATCATCTTTCTGCTCCTATTGTGCTATCGTTTTACCCGATTAGGTTTTTCTTCGGAAGTTTCTTCTTCAAGCTCTTCAACTTCCTTTACAGGCTCTACTTTTTTAGAAGATGATGGAACAAGTTCCCAACCATCTTTTTTTGCCTGTTCTATTGTTTCTGGAGAATCAAATATATCAGCATACCTGTTCCCCTTTGCCATTTTTACTGTTGCCATATAGAACTCCTAGCCCTCTTTCGAGGGCATAGATTTTAGCCTAACAATGCTACTGTGTTTTCTGGCTTGATGTTCTTTACACCCCAAGCTGTTGCAATTGTTACGCTGTTCTGATAAGCACCACCCCATACTGCGAGTTCGTATGGAATACCAGTTACTGGGTCAGTAATTATCTGACGGTCAATTGCAATATCACCACGAGCAGGAACAAATGGAACACGGTTAGCAAGAACAATTGCACCACGAGAGAAACAAGCATTTGGTTTGTATGCATATATCGTGATTGCTTTGTTATCACCAACAGCAGTTTTAAGACCACCCTTGATTTTGAGTGAAGTTCCACCGCTTGCCATATCTTCTGCAACAACATAATAGTTGTCATCATCAGCAAACTTGATAATGTCTCCTGCTTTGAATGTACCACTACCTGTATCAACAGCAATTGTAGTATCACCAATAGCAAGTGAAGCACTGTTTGTCTGATATTTTGTAACAGTAGCAGTTCCAGAAACGTGTTTCATTCCTGCTGATTCACGGATTGTAAATCCGAATAATTCACCAAGAGCACCTCTACGAAGAAGTGATGTTTCACCTGCTTCGTTAATCTTCTGTAACTGTGAAAGGTTGCGGAGGTTCATTCCAGACTGTGTATTCAAAACTGCCTGCAATTCTCCTGTTGGTGCACCAGCATCTTCAAGGTCTTTAAGAACCTGTGTAAGGTTGTTCAAATTGCTTGCAAATGGGTCTGTTCCAACTGAACCACGAACATTTCCTTTTACAACTGCACCAAAGATTGCTTCGTTACACATATCCTGTTCCATTTCGTTACGGAGTGAGCGAAGTCTCTGTGCAAACTGGTCTACCTGTATTGCATTGAGCATACCAGAGCCAGCAACACCACCTTCATCTTCTCCTGTCCAGAGAATTGGTGTACCACGTCTGATTTTGTCAATTGTAACTGATACAGTATCAATTTTTTCTCCATTTCCAACTGGTGCTGACGAACTAGCGGTAACATCTTCGTTTGATGCAACTGGAGTGATAGGAACACGAACTTCCTGTCCTTGCTGTACCATACCTGCCTGTGCATCAACTACAACAGCAGGAACCATTCCTGTTAATTCTTGATTTACTCTGTCCAATGCTTCATAGAACACTGGAATCACGTCATTAAGTGTGTTTGCCCTTTAGCATCTCCTTTAGTCTACGAGCCTTCCACCATTTTTGAAAAACTCGCTTGCTTGTTTAGGGTCACTTTTCTGCAATTCGTTATATGCAGAGCGTGACATTGTTTTGGTGTTTCCACCGTATGTATTTGCAGACCCTCTTGCACCGCCACCAGTTGACGGATTGGCAATATAAGCCTTCCCTTCTTGTGTTGATGCAAAAGCGTTTATTGCATCCTCAATTGTGTGATTGTCCTTGTTCAAGAACATCACTGTTCCATCTACGTCTTTTGCTTGGAAATCATTCATTGAAAGTACACGTGCAATAAATCCGTCTTTAAGTCCATTAATAAAATTAATGTTCTCAATTCCTTTTTCAATTGCTTTGTCTCTCAACGATTTAAGATGTTCGCCTTTATAGAAGTCTCTGTCAGCGGTTATCTTTGCAAGCTCTTCGCTGTACTTCTTGTCTCTGTCGGCTAACTGGGTTTCGTAATACTTCTTGTGGTCGTCTGATGTTGCCTTTTTCAGTTCTTCTTCAAGACCTGTAATTTTTGTTTCGTACTCACCCTTTGCAGTTTCGTAACCAGAAATCTTCTCTTTGAGTTTTTTCTCGTTACCCAATAATTCATCACGTTTCTGCAACAAACCTCTTGTGTCAGCTTCGTGTTCAGCGATAATCTGCTTTATTTTATCGTCAGCAGATACATCTTCCTTCCCTAGTAAGGAAATCTTCGTTTAACATAGTTTTCCCACCTTATGAGATTAAGATATGATTTTTCGGCTTTGCCTATGCCTGTGGCATCTCATTTCTAACTACAAATATAACCGATTTTTTGTATTTGTCAATAGTTCGCACGTGCGAACTATTCTACGTCTTGAATGGTGAAATCAGCAGAAACTGTTACGTTATGAACAACAACAATCTTACCCAGCGGATAATCATTGAGAAGTTCAGAGAGCTTTGTCTGTACTGCTGTTTCGTCTCCTGCAAAAACAGTTCCGTCTGTGTTTGTAAAATAAACGTATGATTTCTCACCGTTCTTAATTAAGATTGAATACATAATTTACCTCCCTAAAATATTAACAATCTTTATATTAATCTGTGTCAGTTACACCTTTCATAATTTCTGTTAAAGGCAAAACTTTTCCATCATCAACAAATTGTTCTATTCTGCCTTTTCGCTGAAATATTTGATATTTTGTTTTTCCTAAAACTTCTTTTTGTGTTTCTTCATCCTGTTCTTTGAGCCAATCATTAAAAGTAATTCTTCCAACATATCCATCTTTACTGGCTCTTGTATCACCTTCAATATTGAAATACGGAATAATAACGCACCTGCAGCCACGATGTCTTGGTAATTGCGGAGTGTTTTTATCGTTTAAGTCGTTGAATAGTTTTCCGTCATCAGCAGCACAGACTAAACAGGTTCTGGAATCAAGTGTTGCAAGATATTCATATTTGTATTTATCTCCGCTTGAATCATAATCTCCCAGATATTTTTCATTTGCTTGATACACCATATTGCGTGTTTCACTTGCAAAAGACTGTAAAAGAGTTCTTGTGTTTGCACTTAAAGAGTTTTTAAGAGCCTGTATTGTTCCTGCATTTATCAGTCTGTCAGACTGTGAAACACTTCCCATTACGTTTCTGACA